AGCCATCACCGTCTTCATCTTCGTATCCTTTACCTGCTAATGCTCCTGCAAGCAATCCACCACCTACAGATAATCCAGCTAGCTTACCAATTCCTGCTCCAGCTATTTTTTTCTTTATTGCATCAAAACCAAACTTTTTAGCAAAGCCACCAAATCCACCACTACCTAATCCACTAAACCCACCTAGTCCACCAAACATTAATGCACCCAAACCTATTTTACCAACAGGACTTTTAACAATTTTTTTAACAGCTCTTGTTGCTTTCTTAACTAACTTACCTAGAAAATACATTTGTCTTCCTGATTCAAGATCCATGATCCCACCTTCGTAAGGCATGCCACCTTCCATAAGACCAACACGTCCACCATCTGCTCTAAACGCAAGACCTAATTGAAAATCTTCTTCTTCAGTATCATCTTGACTCTTAGGTATTTTTTGACTTATTGGAATTATTGGTTGAGAACCTCCACCTCCACCACCACCTGTATTACTTATTTTATTTCCATATGCATCTACTTCTCCGCGCTGTCTAGCTCCCATGTAATCAGAGTATGCTTTATTTTTTTGTGAAAGAGACATTTTATCAAATCCTGGAGGAGCTACTTTATCTGTAAAAAATTCTCTATTATATCTAGAACCTTTTGCAAGAAGAGGGTTTAATAATTTAAGTCCAAAACCAAGTAAACCTGGTGGAGTAAATTTTTTTCTGTCAACTCGTTTAAATTCATTTTCAAAAAGATCTTGTATAGCTCCCGATTGAATATCATCTTTTTCATCTTCTTCTTCAGCTAATAATTCTGCCATTGTTTTATCTTTAAATGCTTTTGTTTTTTTAGCTTGTTGTTTATTGTATTTGTCTATTTCTTTTTGAACTCGTTCTTTTTCTTGACGTTCTTTTTCAGCTTTTTCTCTAGCTTTTCTATTTCTATCATAATCTGCTTGAGCTTTTTTATCTGTAACTTGATAGTTACCTGTTCCAGTATCTTTTCTTCCTGATACATCAGGACCTTCAGCGCCTCCATAAGTTCCACCAGACCCCGCACCTGTACCCGCCTGTCCAGTTGGTGAACCAAAGTCCCCTTGTAAACTTGGTATACCACCAGGTCCTCTGTTTGGTTTACCTTTTAATGATCCATGTAAATTTTTCTTTATTAATAATTTTTTTTCTGCATCGGTAATGTATGCAAGTTTAGCTGTTGGGTGTGTTGGTGATGACTTTGCAACTTTAGGAACAGTCACCATTTTAGATGGTTTATAGTTTTTAACACCAGCTTGTGTGACCGGTCCACCTTTTTTCATCATGATTTGTTTTGCTTGTTGTGCGTCTGTAATCGCCATTATAAATCTCCTGTACCAGCACCGATACCGATGTCTACTACTTTAATCTCTACGTCTCTTCGAACGTGCTCTTGTTTTGTTTCTGTTGTTGGGTCGTCTATATCTAATTGTGCTTCAGCATCAGAGTTATATTCGACACCTGTTTTTGTATTTGTTAGTGTTATAATACATTCTGGCGTAATTACAGCAGTTCTTTTGCCGTTTATCATCTCGTATCTTACACTTGCTTCTGTTTCTTTAAATGACATTATATTTGATCCGTTGGTTGTGTTCTTAATATTTGTAGTAAAGACGCGGTCATTTTAATTTTGTCTGCTGTAGCACACTGCATTTTTAATTTATCTCCAGCTTCCAATACTATAATATTATTAAATGTAAGTAAATCAACACCTTCATTAGCATTTATACTAGCCACTTTATACTCAAAATCAGTAGAACTAGAGGCATCAAATACCTTTATAGTAACATCTAATGCACCACTATGAGTATTAAATAACTTTACAGTCTTAATAAGACTAGCTGTAGCTGTTGGAGATTCATACATATCTACGTCTGAACCTGCAGCGTTTAATAATTTTTGTACATTTTTATATATATTTGCCATTATGAAAAGAAGAAACTAAATCGTTCTTTTTCCTCCTCATTTTCTGTTAAGTATGTTGAGTTTAATTGTTCTATAACAGATGTTAAAACTCTGTTAATCTGTCTTTGATTATCTTCACTATATTCTTTTTTAGGTTCTGGTAATCTAACTACTATCTTTGTCATTATCTTTTACCGTCCTGTTGTAAATCTATTTGAAATGTACCAAATCGCCATGATTCTGAACTTCCTGTATTTTCTATTTTTATACTAGCATATCTACCTCTTGCTCTGGTGTCTTGTTTTGTTGTTGAAGAAGTAATTATAAAAGGACTATACGTACTATCAGCAGTAGTAGACGACGGAAAATCTTTTAATCCAATTGTTACATTAGCATTTCCTGTAAGAGTTTTAAAGTCTGGTACAAACCTTCTCATTGCTAAAAACAATTCAGGTTGTTCTTGTTGTAAAGCTATATCATAAGATTGTATAAAAGATGTTAGTGCTGTTGTACTACCATCAGGATTAATCTGATCCGTACCTATATCATGTTGAAAGTAAACCGTTTGACCTAAACCAGATTCTCCAACTATACTTGGAAACGTTCCTGTTGCTGAAGAATTAAATTGAGTAGCATAAGGTTTAGGATATACAACAGAATCAATCCAAGTAGTTCTAATTGAATTTACATTTTGTCCTGTATACCAATTACCCATAGGTACTCCTTTAGACTCACCGTAATTATAAACTACATACCTATCATTAAATGTAGAGCCTTGTGTTGGATAATACCATACAACTTCTGTGTAAAGATTATTAATACCTGCTGCAACTTGTTGACCTTTTGTAGTATCAAAATCATCATAAACATAATCTTCTACACTACATGGTAGGTTGTTGACTGTACCATCAAATGCAAAAAACCCATTGTTACCAAGCCAATATGCAACACCATCAATCTCAATAGCTGCGTTCTGTCCTATTAAACCACAGTTAGTACCAACTTGTTCAAAACCAAATGTAAATGGTGATCCAATAAATCTCATAGTGTACAATGCATTGTCAGTCCAAATTAGAATGTTTTCTTTTGCAACTAATGCACCCATAATTTTTGTACCATCTTGTAATCTTTGTGTACCGGCAGTGTTTGTTGTTCCTGGTGCATAAGTATTAATTTGTTCTTGATTAGAAAATCTTATAAACATATCGTCTTGTGTTGTAGGATCACCAATAGTTGTTTCTGTTCCCATGTGAATTAAATGACGTGTTGTTGGTGATATCAACGTTAATCTTGATGCAGTAGGGTTTCCTACATCTCCACTAATAGCTGTTACAAAGCCAGTGGTTAGTGTAGATGCTCTTGTTGTAAATTTTGCTGCAATGTCAGAGTTCCATGTAAATGTTTTACCATTTGCAACTGTTGCAACTAATACTTGACCAAAGTTACTTAAAGACCAAAGTCCTGGTTCAAGAGATACTGTTGATGCTACAACCGCATCACCCCAGTTACCCCAGTCTGTTGCATTTTGAACTGTTGAATTAGTTGAGTGAGCTTGTCCATTAGAAGTTCCAGCTGTCGCTGTTCCTTTTGCACCTCTAGTAATTCCTAAAAATTGTGTAGAGTTTGTTGATGTGTATGTAATTAATTCTGCACTTGGTAAAGTTCCAACAGCAATTGTTCCTGCAGAAGGAAACCCTGTTGTACTATCTACGGTTACTGCTGTACCGGATCCACCTGTACCTGCTGTGTCAGCATTTAGTGATCCATCTAATTCTGTGCTTTGTGATCCTGTAACATTTCCTCCATAGTTTCCAATACCAAAACCATAACCATAAGATTGTGCAGATGGTCCTACAGTTTCATAAGGATTAACAGTACAAGAACTTCCTGAAGTTAAATCTGATCCACCGCCATTTGCTTCTGCTGATGGTGATGTAACTGTAAATGTTGTAGAACTTGGAACTGTTATTACTTGACAAAGTTTATCTTCAAAAGTTGATGCAGCAATACTAGAACCTGTTGGCATTGTTACTGAATCTAATTCAACAATATCTCCTATTTCTAAATCATGATTAGTTGATGTAGTAATTGTAACAGCTGTGCCTCTAGTTGTGCTTGTAGTTATAGTAGAGCCTGTAAATTGAGTTTGTGCTCCAGCGTTATTACTTTTAAAAGGTGTAATATCAAACAAAGCTCCTTCAAAATAGACAAGTAAAAATTTATCTGTTCCAATAGCCACGTACCTATTACCATCAAGATCTACGAATGCATGTTGTTTTCTAGCTACACCACATATGGTATCACTCAATAAAGAATTCCAACCACCTACTTTTTCTGGTAAGCCGTATCTAAATCTTACGTTATCTGAATCTACCCATCTACCTGCCGCACCGACAGATGTATCTTGTTTGTCGATTCCAGGTAAAAATTTTATGGAAGTCAGAGCCATGGTCCGTGCTCCTTATGCCGTGTTCGTTTTATATGCCCAACCTCTTGTCGAATCTACATATACCAATGTTACTGCTTGACCGTTTACGGTTAATACTAGATTTGAAGTTCCTGAATTAATTGGTTGTCCGTTTCTATCAAAAGTTAAATTGTTAGAATTAAAAGTTCCTCTAGTATCAATTACAGTGACTTCGTCTCCAACTGCTGGAGAGGAAGGTAGATCTATTTCTATTGGGTTGGCTGTTGTATTTGCAAATATTTGCGCGCCAGCAACTGCAGCGTATGGACTATTAGAATCAGTTATTGTTGCATAACCTTTTTCAATAATAGCTGTAACTGTTTCTGTGCCGTTTGATCGACAAAGAACAGTGGACCCTGGAGGTATTGGTTGTGCAGTTCCGCTTGCTGTTAATACACTCAAAGTTCTATTTGATGTTCCTCTAACGGTATCATCTTTAATAATCCAAACTCTAGTAACACCAGAACCACTTGGCATTGTTAAAGTTCTATCTCCACCTAAAGTTCCATGTAATCTTAAATATGCATTTTTACCATTTGATGTTGCACCATCTGTTAATAATAAAGTAACACTACCTGAAGCTAGATCGATATCTTCTACTCCAGATGATCCTTGTTCCAAGATCTGTAAATTTGTATTTGTAATTCCGCCCCATTGACCAGCTTTTTCGCCGGTTGTAATAATTTCTAATTTTAAATCTGATGAAAATGTTGATGCCATATTAATTTGTATCTATTGGTGTCCAGACCATTGTTACACCTGGAACGATTGCACTCCATGTTATTGCCGCTACTTCACCCGTATCTAAAGACAATTCTACTTTAGTTGGATCTATATTTGCGTCAGCAGTTATTGTAACACTTCCCGTTGATAAGGTCAATTGGTTATCACTAGGAGTAATATCGACACTTGTAGAAGCATCAGCTGTTCCTGTATTTAAAACAACCTGACTACCAGTAGGAGATAGATTAGCGTCTGCTGTAATTGTTAGTGTACCTAGACCTAATGTAAGTCTATTTGGATCAGGAACTTCTGTAATAGAATCTGCTGAAATAGCAGGATTACCTATACTGATGGTAAGTGTATTTTTTATTACACTTACTTGTACATCGCCAGCTACTTGTGAAGTAGCAAACGGTAATGCTGATATTGCGTCAAATCCTAAACTCATAATATATCCTTAAAAGGAAGCAGGGGGTATGTGGTGGTGCCCTGCCTCCATTTAAGAATATATCATCGTTTAAACCAAGAAGGAAGTCCTAAATGCGGACGTTTATCAAACATATTATTTTTTGATCCTGGGGTTTTACGATTATTATAATGTAAGAATACTTGTACGCATTCTTTACCTTTAAATTTATTTCGCCAATGTTCTAGCTCACAGCCAGAATAGACTAACATATCTCCTTGTTTAAGATCTACTTTAATTCCTTTTTTACCTACTTCTCCGGATGGCTCTAGATATATAGGCCAATCATCACCACCTAAATTCATAGTAGTAGATATCTCACAACTAAATCTGTCTTTGTGTCTTTTTAATTCATCACCTTTTTTATAAATTCTTGCATAAGTATATGCAGGATACAATTTTAATCCTGTTGCTTTTTCCATACCTGGTTGACATTTAAGCATTAAAGTTTCCATAGCCATATTAGCATATTGAGAATAAGTGTTTGGTATCTGTTCATTCTCTCCTTCATAATATCCTATGATAGTTTCAAAAGGTGAAAAGTATCTTGAAGCTTTACAAGTATCATAAACTTGTTTTTGCATTCTAAAATAATTTGCAACAAAAACTGCTAAGTCTTTTGATATAGCTTGTTTAATAACTGTGTATTTATTTTTTTTAAACGACATCTTTAGCCATTTCTTTTGGCACCGCTTGTATGTTCCAATGTATAAATCTAAATGGTTCAATACCAAAATCTACTGCAAATTCGTGTTCCAAGTATCCTGGAAATATAATTAATGTTCCTGGTTTAGGTTTAAGGTGAAATTGTTCGTGACCTCCCCATACACCTTTTAAGTTTGGTTTCATTTTTAATTTTGTACATCTTGCACCAGTCTTTGGTTCGTGAAATACAGGATGAGAAGTTTTATCACTGCACTTTAAAAAATAAAATCCTGATATGTGTTGATTCCAATGTATGTGTGCTGAATGATGTCCACCACCTTTTTTAGCAAACTCTTGTACCCACATCTCACTAAACATAGTTGTGTATTGAGACATATCACAACCTTGATGATCTAAATATTCCCAAGACTTTTGACCAATGTAATTTCTAAAATCTAAAAAATCATTGTCAGCTGTAAGTGGTGTTGAATGATATGATCTGCCAAAGTCACCGTGTTTTTTTATAAATTCTTTTTCTCTTGTTCTCGCATCTTTAATATATTTGTTACTTGCTTTGTTTAATGATTTAACAAACTCTGGTTTTTCCTCACTCCATATTACAGTTGGAAAATAACTATTTATAAAC